TTAGCAAACTAGTTAGATAAATTCATAAATAAAAACAACACAGTTATGAATCTAGGAATCTTTAAGATACAAAAATTCGTTAGAACATGGGATGGCCCATCAGGTGCAATCCATTACTTCGATTTGGTAGTAGAAAGTAATGGTTTAAATGAAGTAGGTCAAATAGGTGTAAAGGATATGAACAGCCCTAAGATTCAAGTAGGTGCTACCTTGCACTACACTACTGAAGAGCGCACAGGCCCAACAGGAAAAAAGACTACTAACTTCAAAATGCAAAATCCAATGCAGTATAGTGGCACTACAGCTGCTCCAAGTGGTGCGGTGAATAGCGCTGTTAATTACCGCAAAGAAAGTCCTGATGTACAGAACTCTATTAGCAAATCAGTAGCACTTAACAACGCTGTGTTATTCTGCAAAGAGACTAAGGGCAGTAAGCCAGGTGATGTATTAGACACAGCTGAGATATTCTTAGCATGGCTAAAAGGCGAATCAGTAATCGAAGCTAAACTATCTATCACAAATGAAAGTGCAGACGATGAAATGCCATTCTAAATTAACACCGTTTCACGCATGGGTACGCAGTCACTTTGTGACTGTGGCCCAATTTGCGGAGGTGCTGGAGGTAAGTTACCCCACAGCACAGAAGTATATTAAGCAGCCTCGCACTATGAAAGTAACACACATAGGCAAACTTGCTACAATTACTGAGGAAGAGATACCATACATTTTAGAACTAATGAAGGATAGCAAATGAGCCACATACTAGAAAGAAAAATAGCAGATTTAATTCTGCTTATACCAGCTGAGCAGCAGCATCATGCACGTAGGCGAATTGATAATATCATTAGGGTAGTTAATGACACTCAGATACCTGAGCTAAATTGGAAGTCTATCAATGGTGAGGTGGAATCTCTGAACGAAAAGCTTACAAATCAAATAATGAATATAGTATGTAGCATTACTCAAATGGATTGGAGCGAACTAAAGAGCAAATGCCGTAAAAGAGAAATCAATGATGTTCGTCAAACTGCTATGTGGATGATTCGTAAAGGTACTTCTATGAGTTTTTATGATGTAGGTAAGGTATTTAATAGGCATCATTCAACCGTACTACATGCTATTAAGGCTGTAGAAAACATGATTCAAACGGATAGGATGTATAGAGGCCACGTTGAGCAGATCTTAAATCATATTGACAGCCAAGATTTAAACCGAGCTTTTGATAGATTGGCTAAATAACCTATCTTTGTACAAATCAATAATCAATAAACCAAATGATGACTATACTTTTAAAGCGCATAGAAGCGCTTGAAGAGAGGGTAAAGGCGCTTGAATCTAAGCGTTCTACCTCTACCAAATTCACACCCCCATCACTCTCTGATGTAGTAGATTACCTACAAGATTTAGTGTTAGCTAAGAAATTCTACTGCCACTATGAGAGTAACGGTTGGAAAGTAGGTAGAAATTCCATGAAGAGCTGGAGAGCAGCTTGCGATCAATGGAAAGCAAGAAGTATTAACGAATCTAAAACTACACAAGATGAGCAAAGAATTGGCCGCATCAGTACTTCAGAGCTTCAATCGTTCACTAAGCGCTGAAGAGAAAGCTATTGCTGAATGCATTAGCTCACCTAAGTTACACTCATTATCTGAGCAGGAATTTAGAGAACTTATAGCGCAGGCTGCTGTAATTAATTCGATTAAAGCTTTACCTTCAGACTTAGAAGTCACTCTGCTTCAACAACTTACGCAAAATACGTATCGCAGTACAAGTATTAAGGATTGGCAGAATGCATTCTTATACAATGCTATAGGTAAAGACTTTGAGAGAGTAGAAGCTTTCAACTTATTCAGCATAAGCTTTATGGCTGATGTGCTTAAACGCTATGAGGAATACAAGAGTAAAGTGTGGCGAGAGCTAAATAAGGCTTTAATCTTACCTGAATCGCAGTCTAAACATGTTGAGCCTACTGATCCTATTACAGCTTTATATGAAGATGCTGAGCGCTATAACAATGGCAAAGAAACATGGGTAGAAATCTCTGCACCGTACAACTGCCAGCGTTTGTTTAGGCAGGGCATTTACAAGAAATCTATGTGGGCACCTGAAGTATGGGCACGCTTTGAAGATATTGCTAAGCAGAAAGTAGAGGCTAAATTTAAAGCAAGTAACAAAGTTATCTTAGGCGAAAGCGCACAGGCTGAATTTGATGGCTTGCAAAAGATTGAGCTGAGCAGATTAATTTACATAGACATTATTAAACAAATTAACAAAGAGAAATCATGATACCATTTCACAAATCAATTAAGTGCTATCGTTTATTTTATGGATATAAGCAAGAATACATAGCCTTTAAGTTAGGCATAGAGCAGAGTAACTACTGCCTGAGAGAAAATGGCATAAGCAACTGGAAAGACCATGAGATAGAAATACTCAAAGAGCTATTTAAGATAGAGATAAGGGAGGAGAAGCTGTGAGCGATTCTAAAACATGGGTAGATTATTTCTTTAAGAAATCTAAAGCTCAAAAAGGCTTTATCTACTGCTGTAAAAAGACAGTCATTTGGGTTAATTCTATTAATGGTGATAAGCATGTAGAAGTTCAATGGAAATATGGCAAGACAAAAAACATTGAAAGAAGAATGAAAATGTATGGTGAGAATTATGAGCTATTAGCTTACTATCCAGTTAACCATTTATCTCTTCGAGAAAATTTTATTCGTCACGATTGGAATATATCTGAGGAGCAAAGATGGAAAGATGCAAGAGATGAGCATGTTGATTTTGATATTTCAGAAATAGTAGAAGATTATGCTACAGCCGAAATTAAATTATCAAAGCCTGATTCATGGTCAGGAATACAAACAGTAGAGATATACACTAAAGAGGGTTTGGATAGTTCTACTGAAGGTATATTGATGGAAGTACTACATTTTTAATTATGCATAAATTTTTCTATACAATATCTCGGAGTGAAATTACTCAGAAATTAAATCGAGTAAAAGGTAGGCATTTTGTTTATATTCTTTTAGATAATGATATGGTAATTTACGTAGGGAGATCGCGTAATTTACATGATAGATTACATTATCATAAACATTCAAAAGATTTTAATAGTGTAAATTTGTATGAATATGATAACTATAACGCTTGTTGTATTGCAGAAAAAGAATTAGTCAAGCACAATAAACCTATGCTTAATAAATTATGGGTTAAATATGGATAGCAAAATAGAATAGCAATTTCTTCCACTAACAAATAGGTGTTAGTAACTAACTTTAAAAGCTCAGCACTACGCTGGGCTTTTTTATTAACCTTTACTTATGAATCTATTTAAGAGAAAGAAGGAGCAGATAGATTTAAATGCCAAGCTACTGCCCGAACTATGCAGCTGCACTATTATACAGTGGAATTACACTGATGAGATAGGTTTGGAGGCTACCTATGCAGAGGATATTCCTTTTATGTTTGATGCTCGTAAATGTGTGGGCATCCAGGCAGAAGTAGAGTTTAGAAAAGATGGTACTTACTACGTAGGTGAGCGCACCTTAGCTCTCATGCAAGGCATAGATAATGCAATAGTAATAGACGTACCATACAACCAATTCAAAAAGAATTTTCAGGAGTTAAAATCTAACATAATCACAAATGATTACATCATCTCGCGAGGGTAGAAACGTCATAATTACAACGTGCGAAAGCGCTGATAAATTCTTAATGATGAGCGACCTGCACTGGGATAATCCCCATTGCGATAGAAAGCTACTCAAGGCTCACTTAGATAAGTGCTTAGCAGAAAACATCAGCTTTGCTGTTAATGGAGATTTATTTTGCTGCATGCAGGGCAAGTATGATCCGCGTAGAAGTAAGCAGGACATCTTACCTGAGCACAACGTAGCTAACTACTTAGATGCATTAGTGAACACTGCTATAGATTGGTTTAAGCCATACGCTCACCTGATGGTATTTGTTGGATACGGAAACCATGAGACTGCTATAATAAAGAACTGTGAAACAGATTTAATTGAGCGCTTTGTAAGCGGATTAAACAGAGAAGCTGGCACCAATGTATTAGTAGGTGGTTATGGTGGGTGGTGGATTCATAGAGTAAGTAAAGGAAAGAGCAGTCATTTTACTTTTAAGACAAAATACTATCATGGATCAGGTGGAGGCGGAGTAGTTACGAAGGGAGTAATTCAGAATAACAGAATGGGTGTAATGATAGATGGAGCTGACTGCATTTGGACAGGCCATGTGCATGAACTTTACCACCATGCTGATATGGTAGAGGAGTTAAGCTACAGCCCTGGCAATAGCTATAGAATTAACATGAGGTATGTGCATCACATTAGAACTGCAAGCTATAAAGAGGAGTATGATGAAGGGTACATGGGCTTTCACGTGGAAAGAATGCGACCACCTAAGCCATTAGGAGCTTATCTGCTGCAGTTAGATTTAGAAAGAGTGCGTACACCTATAGATTCTCATGTCATTGTGCCTACTTTTGTGCAATGGAGAGACAAATAAACTACAATTTTAAGCCACTAACGAGGCAAAGCGAGGCACTTAAATTCTTATCGGCAGATTCAAATGTAGAGACTATACTTTACGGAGGAGCTGCAGGCGGTGGAAAGACTATGTTAGGCTGCATGTGGCAGATTCTTAGGCGATTAAAATACCCAGGTACACGATCACTCATAGGCCGAGCCAAGTTAGATACTCTTAAAAAGACTACCATGAATACATTTTTTCAGGTAGCGAATGACATTGGCTTGAGAGCAGGCGAGGATTACAGCTATAATCAGCAGAGTCATATCATTAAATTTAGTAACGGTAGTGAAATTATCTTAGCCGATTTGTTTCTCTACCCATCAGATCCTCACTTTCAGGATTTAGGAGGCCTTGAGCTTACAGATGTATTTTTAGACGAGGCAACGGAGATTAGTGAAAAGGCTTATAGCGTAGTCTGCTCACGTATCCGGTATAAGTTAAATGAGTTTGGTTTAAAGCCAAAGATATTACTTACCTGTAATCCTTCGAAGGGATGGATTTATAATCAATTCTACTTACCTTATAAGAATCAGAATCTTCCTGAACACTTAGCTTTTGTGCAGGCGCTACCTGGGGACAATTTGTACCTACCTGAAGCCTACGTTACAAGCCTTACACGATTACCCGAAGCAGATAGAAAGAGACTCTTAGAAGGAGATTGGGAATTTGATAATAGCAGTGATAGACTCTACCTATACGATGAGCTGATGCGCTGCTTTAGAGAGCCCACAAATGTAGGTGAGGGATATATCACAGCTGACATAGCGCGACTTGGAAAGGATAGAACTGTACTATGTGTATGGAAAGGTCTTAGCTGCATTGATATAGTAGTGCTGCGCCAAAAGAGACAAGATGAAGTTAAGGCAGAGATACAAAGATTAATGAATCAGTATAGTGTTAGGCTATCTAACGTGCTTGCCGATGCTGATGGGGTAGGCGGTGGATTGGTAGATAGTTTACGCTGCAGGGAATTTATGAATGGTAGTAAAGCTGTGAGAGGAACGCAGTACATGAATCTAAAAGCTGACTGCTACTTTAGATTAGGTGAGCTAATAGATAAGAATGAGATTACCTTTCCTATTAAATGGCAGGAGGATATCTGCAAAGAGCTTGAGTTAATTCGCAGAGTAGATCCTGATAAGGAAGGTAAGCTAAGAGTAACATCTAAGGACACAATTAGCCAGCGCACCGGTGGAATCTCTCCCGATATAGCTGATGCTATCATGATGCGAGCTTATTTTGAGCTGAATAGGAACTACACTAAGTATGCTTTCATCTGAGATAACTCGCTTAAAGTGTGATTTAGCACACTTTATCATACTTAAAAGTGTGTTATGAGGGATATTACATACTTTAATGTGCTTTTTATAGTGGAAAATAATCTACAGAATGAGCCTTATAGTGGAAAATAATCTACACTAACTCGGAAAATACCCGAATTAACTGCATGAATTTTTCTAAAAATTATACCCGATAACGTATAATATCTGCTAATATCCTCAAATTATACGCAAAAGCACACTATAAGGTATAAAACTAAAATAGCCCTGCACGTTTGCAAGGCTATCTCAGATAATCAAATAATCAATATAAGCCTAAACCAAAAGGCTAAAATGGATAGCCAAATATATCACACTTAATACTATGTGAATAAGTATGTTAACAAGATGTTCAAATGAGATAAGTTAATAGTCTAATTTTGAGCACATGAAGAACGAAGAGGCGCTAATCCAAGAGGCTGTTATTAACTATGTTAATGCTCAATATAGTGGCACTCTTTACTGTGCATCCGCAGGAGGGGTAAGAACTTCAATGAAACAGGCTGTAATGATGAAGCGCACAGGATATGTAAAAGGCTTCCCTGATCTCTTTATCTATGAGCCTCGTGATGCCTTCCATGGTTTAGCTATTGAGATGAAACGTGAGAAGGGAGGAGTAGTAAGCTTACATCAGAAAGAGTGGCATAAGAAGCTAACTGAGAGGGGATATTTCTGCGCTATTTGTAAAGGCTTTGATGAGGCTAAAAAAGTAATTGATGAGTACTTACACCTCTGAAATAAATAGGTGTTACGCCGAATGGCGCAGAGTAGCAGCAACTGTTACAAGGTTAGATTTAGCTGATGAGCTTTTACACGATACGCTGCTCAAGATATTAGAAAGTGATAAAGATAAATTGCAGGATATTCATAACCGAGGTAAGCTTAACAATTACGTGAGCAACGCTATCCGGTTATCTGCACGCTGTAGCAATAGCTCATTTAACTACACTCGTTTAAGATTTGAGAAGATACGAAGTGATCTAAAGAATGATATCATTGATGATGTAAACAAAAGTGTAGGGATGCGCTTAGAGAATGAGCAGTTAGATATCTTTATCAGCAGGCTGC